GGACGCTGCGCCGCCGTCGCCTGCGTGGCGTGGTTGCCGCGCCCGGACTTGTCATTGATCCGCGCGACAGACTGGCCTGCGGCAGTAACAGGCGTGGTGCCTGCCGTGTCCTGAAACAGCGTCGAGAGGTCGCTGGGGTCATACCATAAGCCGGGTTCGGAGGCGGCGAACAGGGAGAGGGGGGAGAAGGAACCAATCGACTGGCTCATGCCAAGGGTAATCAGCCCGATAGGAGAACCTCCGATCATCAGGCCGCGACCGCGCCGCATCAGCTAAACTCACCCACCGCGAGAACGGAGACGTTGGCTCCGGTCGACACCTGCCAAGCTCCGGTTTCGGAGATACAAGCAACCGGGATAGCGAACGGGGTCAGGCCGGAAACGGACGACGCACCGCCAACGAACACGGTGATCGCGCCGTCCGTTCCATCCTTGATCGTGACCGCGCCGGGCGAAGTCGTAGCGGGAATCACCAGCAGAAACTCAAGGTAGTCACCCTTCGCGCCCGTGGCGCCAAGCGCCTGGTTGGACGCGCTGGCAGCCACCGCCTCCTTCGTCCGAATGGTCATTCGTCGTTTCCTTGATCGAGGCTGCGATGCTTGTCGAAGATCGACGCAGCCTTGGTTGTCGGTTTGGCCGTAGTGCGCACCTCGCCCCCAGAAGCCTCTGGATCACCTCCTTCACGTTGAAGGGAGACGGGTTGCGCCCACATGGGCCGCTTGTCCGGGTCATCCCAGACGATGTTGGAGCGGTCTGGCTGGAGCATCAGCCGCGCCGCTTCGGTGTAACCCATGAGGTCCAGCGTCTCGTTAGGGCCGTTGCGGACCCACGAGCCGTCGATCAGAACCTCGTTGAACAATTCCTCGAACGCCTTCTCCGGCATGTTGACCGGAAAGTAGACCATGCCAGGGCTGTGGTCCTCGATCGCCAGATCCTCGACCACCTGCTCCTTTAGCTTGTGGACGCCCAGCACATGCAGCGTGACGACCGGCATGATCGCGCGGCCCTCGCTGTCCTTCGAAATCTTCGATGGTGTGGCGGGCAGAGGCTCCGCTTTCGCGCTCGTCGCACCCTTGATGCACCGGATTCGCCGCCATGCCCCCCAGCGCTTGTGGTCCATCCGCCGGGCAAACTCGTAAGCCTTCCAGGTCACGTTGCCGTCCGAAGCGTCGATAGTCATGCAGGCGACCGGCAGGGCCAGACCCGGATCGTCTCGCATCGGATAGAGGCGGTCGATCTCCCCCTCCAGCACCCGCCAGTCGTCCTGCACTTTGCCGGGCGCGATGTCCCGCAGAACGCCCTCGCTGTCGGCGCGCTGCCGGATCGTCCGGCGGTCGATCACCCATGAGCGGCGCTGGTTGTCCCAGCCGCGCACGAGGATGTCGAACTTGTTGCCGCCCACGTCGACCGAGGCGGTGATAAACTTCACCCAGGGCGGGACCGTGCCCATCCTGTAGCCGTATTGCACCCGGTCATCCGCCGGCTGAGCCAGTTCCTTCGTTCGATCGCGCAGCGCCCGGGCGTCGAGGCCAGAGACATCGCCAGCCCCTTCGAACACCTCGCCGAACGTGCGGACCATTACCTGCTTCAGCTTGTCGGTCTTGCCGGTGCGCTCCTTGTGCTCCAGCGCGCCTTCAAGTTCGCGGGCCAGCTCGCCAAGCCCGACCTGCTTCGACATCAGGACATGGATCCAGAACCCCCATGTCCGGTTCTTGTCCGGGTCGCCGACGATGCCCGCCTTGATGTCGAGGCTCTGGCCCTTGTGCATGTAGGCCCCCTGTTCGACCATTTGCACCCGCTGCGCCTCGTCCAGCAGAGAGCCGCAGTGCGGGCACCCGATCGCCGCGCTTGCCTCCGCCCGCGCCAGCCGCTTGTCGATCGGCGTGCCTTCCGGGCTCTTGTCGTAGTGCAGGCGGAAGCGCGGGACTTCCGGCCAGTATTTCGTCGGGTAGGGCGAGGCGTGGCCTTCGCACTCCGGGCAGCGCATGACGAACACACCTTGCGTCGAGAGCACCCATGCCGCCGCGATCCCGCCGCTCCATCCGATGTCCGGGTGGGCGCAGGCGTAGATCAGGCGGTCGTTGCCCAGCATCCGCTGGCGGGCGCGGCCCTGCTCAAGGAAGTTCGAACGGTAGGCCCGCGTGTAGCTGTCCGGCTCGTCGAACACGATGTACGCCGCCTGGCGGTTCGTGGTCGTCTTGCCAGACATGACCATCAGCTCGAAGGTCTGCCCGCCAACCTTCTTGCGGGTCTTGTTGTTGTCGCTCTTCCCGTGGCCGATCCGGTCAGCCACCCCGGCGTGGTCCTCGAACATCGGCGCGAGGATGCGGTCGGCGTAGGAGCGGACTTCTTCCGGCCCAGCCAGATACCACATCACGTCGCCGGACGGCCCGCGATCGAGCCGCTTGAGCGCGTGGTTCTCCGCAACCACAGTCCCGCCGCACCGTCCCGGCTTGGGAACGATAATCTCCAGAACCTCGGGATCGTCGTGCGCGTCCATGATCGGCACGAGGTACGGGGTCAGGTCGCGGGACCAGTTGGTCTTGGTGCCATCCGGCTTGCGGATGATCCGGTCGTTTTCCGAATACTCGATCGTCGAGATGTCCTCGCGCGGCAGTAGCCGGTCGAGCAGCTTCTCGGCGATGTCGGCGGGGTTCTGGCAGAAGGCGTTGTTCGAGAGCAGCCTAGCGTGCTCTGCCAACTCCTGCCTGCTCAGTACCCGCACGGAAGTCCTTCACGAATTGAGCCGCCTTGGCGTGCGCCGCGGTGGCAACCGATCTCAGGTATTCGTCGATCTGCTTGCGAAGCAGCGGCGGAAGGTTCCCGTTCGGGTCGACCTTCGTTCGGACCCCCATGATCCCATCAACGACCGACTGGTTGTAGCCTGTGACGAACGAGCGAACGTCTTCGGCGAGGGTGTAGTGCCCCTGCTTCTCGCCCGCCGCCGTGACCGTCAGCGTCAGATTTACCCTGTCCTTGACCTCGGCGAGGCTTACGTCCCCGTCATCTTCCGCGAGGCTCACGCCGATCGACTTCGTCAGTTCTCGGCTCTTGCGGGCCTGCCCATCGGCGGCCTTGCGAAAATGCCGCAGCAGGAAGTCGACTGTCCGGCGCGGCCTGAACTCCCACTCGATCCCGTTGCCGCCGCGCTTGAACGCGCCGCTCGCCTCAAAACCCTCCACCTCGTCCGCCCAGCCGACAAGCACCGGGCGACTGACGCCTAGCAATTGCATCATCGGCCCAAAGGTCAGAACCTCACGGGCGGGCAGCTTGTCAGCCCGAACCTTTGCCGCCTCCAGCCTGCGTATTCTCGCTGTCAGATTGGTGGAGGACTTCGCCATTCAAACCCCGATCATCCCGCGCGTCCGGCGATAGCTGCGCGCGTTCGACTGGCGAGCGTTAGCTGCCGGCATGGGGTCTGTCCTTGGTTGGGGAAGTGAAATGGCCCGGATTTCTGCGGGCGGCGGCAAATTACTCTGTCGTAAATGCCGACCTGCCGACCGTTGGTCGCAATTTCGTCTAATGGCGATTTACCCCAATCTCCGTTGCAAGACAAGGCCGGGCCAAGCGAGCCCATACGCGCTCACGGGGCTTCCTAGGGCGAGCCTTCACAGCTTGAGCCTCTGCTCGGACGTGTCGATGGCTTCGGCGATCAGGCGGCGGGCGTGGGCGCAGCCGCCGCTCTTCGCCGCATGGTAGGGCAGCACGGCGTGGACCATCCCGAGCGCGCGGCGCAGGTAGGCGACCTCGCCGCGCAGGATTGCCACTTCGGCCTCAAGGTCATTGGTCTCGGAAATCACACCGGGCTCCTGCGGCCAGGGCGCGGAGTTGAACGATGCTCATCCGACAGGTCGCGCACACTATCCTCGCAGGGCAGGAAGTGGTCGCAGCCCTTCCAGCCGGGGACGCCGCAGCGCGGGCATTCCTCGCGGCTAGGAGCTGGGCCGATCGGCTTGCGCTTTTGCTCTGGGCGGGCAACGTGGTTCCGGTGTGCGGCCGCAACGCGCGCCCAATCGATCGGCACCGGCTTGTCCAGCCTGATAGCCTCACCCGCCGATGCCTCGCGGATCATCTGCGCCGCCGCTGCGGGGAAATCCACCTCTACCTTCCGGGCGCTTGTGGGGCTGGTCATCGGCATCATTCGTCCCCAGCCACAGCCGCAGCGCGGTGCTGTGGCGGCATCAGCACCCCGCAGCCGAGCTTGGCGTAGATGGCCTGGACATCATCCTCGCCGATGGCGTGCCAGTGCTGCTCGCGGATCTCTATCCAGCGGTCGAGCGCGCTGAGCATCCACTTGCGGGCTTTGCGCCAGTTGACGCGGTGGACGCGGGCCGTGGCGACGAGCGAGCGGTTCGCGGTCAGCATGTCGATCACGAGGCGCTTCGGCGTGGGCAGCCGGTTGCGCCAGGCCGAATAGATCACGTCGAGGCGGATCAGCGCGAGGCTCTCGATCAGCAGGTCGCGCGCCGCTCCGCTGCAATCCACCCGGGCCTCAAGGCTGGCCCCGCGAACCGAGACGGTGCGCTCGATGGCCTCGACCACGGCGGCGATCTGGTTGGCCGCGTCGAACTGCTCCTCGGTAAGCTGGCCGTCCTCGAACATGCGGGCGACGGGGTTCTGGCGCTTGCCTGGATCGACCGCGTTGATCTTGGCGTAGGTCTCCGGCGTGCCGGCGCGGTGGCCATACTGGTCCACGAGTTCGGCCTGGTAGACGGCCAGCCGGGCGCGCTCCAGCCGCAAGCGCAGTTCGGCGGTGAGGGGCCAACCTCCGGCCTCGAATGCGCGCACCTCCCTCTCGATGTCCGCCATCTGCGCATGGGCCTCGTCGAGGCGCTGTTCGGTTTTCGACCTGGTGGCGGTGGCCTTGCCCATTCCTAATCCCTCGTAATCGCGTTGTCGGTTGCTGCGGTTGCCGGGCTCACTGGTCGTCGTCCTTCTGTCCGTAGAGCTTGCCCGCGATCTGCTCGATGAACTCGCGGTCCTGCCAGGGCAGCCGCTGGATGCTGGCCGGCAGAAGGATGATGATTCCCTCGCGGTGCCAGAGCTGCGCGGCGAAGCGGCGAGCGCCGGCCTCGTCGGTGTCGCGCATCAGGTGAGCAAACGGGGTGAGGCTGGTGCGGGAGCGGTCGTTCACTTGCCACCTCCCGCAGCCTGCCAAGCCTCCTGCTCAAGCCTGCGCTGGGTCAGGTAATCGTTGAAGTCCGCGTTGCCGGACTGCGGGGCGGCCCCAGCGCGGAGCGCGTCCTGGTGTTTCCGGTTCAGGCTGCGGCTCGTCCGGTCAAACCACCTCTTCTGCTCATCTACCGGCTGCTTCCGCCACCATACATCGAAGGCAGTCAGCTCCGCCCTGAGATCGGGGATGGCGTGATAGACCTTTGCCCAGGTTTCAAAGTCCTTGTGGTTGAGCTTGATGACCGCTCCTTCGAACGCATAAGCGGATCGTGGTTCAACCTCCGAAGGCTCATCAGCCCCCTCTTGTTCTTTGGTTTTATTGTTACCTTGTTCTTTTATGTCCCGCTGCTGTCCCGCTGCTGTCCCGGTTGCTGTCCCGGCTGCTGTCCCGCCTGAGCATCCGATGTTCTGATATTTCTCGTAATTTGAGATGGTTACAACAAGGCGTCCTGTCCCATCATCCGTCCCGATCATCGTCTCGGTTTTCAACCGGGTCAGAAACCTGTCTACGGATGATTTCGACCACCCCCAAGCGTCTGCCATGTCGCGCACAGAGCAGCAGAATTGCCCCCTTTTGAGAGTTATCGTGCGCCCATTGATGTTGAACTTGGTCTCCTTCCAGCAGGCCATGCTGACCATCCATACCCATGCTCCGAAGCGTGCGGAGTCGCCCTTGAACAAGTGATGGTTCATCGCCTCGCGGTGAAGCGCCACAAAGCCGCTCATTGGTTCTGTTCCCGCAAAAACTGGCAATACGACTGCCAGTCAGCATCGGCCTGCGCAGCGATCTGATCCCAGTCGACAAGGTGTCCATGCTGTCCGTAGGCAGCACCTGCCAGATAGATCCCAGTCTGGATTGCATGGCGCAGGCAGGCACGTCCGGCGTCGGTAATGGGCAATCTTATTACATCAACCATCTCTACCTCACCGCCTGGTATGTGCCGTGGAAGTCGCCAATCGCGATTCCGGGGCGGCCGTTGCGGCGCTTGGCGAGGATGAACTCGATCCTGCCTTTGACCGCTTCCATGTTGCTGACCCACTCGGGGAACTTGGGGCTCAGTTCCGGCGGCTTCGTCTGTTCGAGGTAGTATTCCTCGCGCAGCAGGAACATCACCGCGTCGGCGTCCTGTTCGATCTGCCCGCTGTCCCTGAGGTCGCCTAGGGTCGGGCGCTTGTCGGGGCGCTTCTCTACCTCGCGGCTGAGCTGGGCGAGGGCCATGACCGCGACACCGTGGTCCTTGGCGATGGCCTTGAGGCTCTGCGAGACCTCGGAGATTGCCTCGTAGCGGCTCTGCTCGCGGTGGCCCGTCCGCATGAGCTGGAGGTAGTCTACCACGATCAGTTCGAGCTTGTGGCCGCGCGCCGCGAAGCGCCGGGCATAGCGCTTGGCGAGAATGTTGAGCCGCCCGGTGGTGAGGCTTCCGGTGTCGATCATGTGGAACGGCATCTGGTGCATCCGGCTCTCAGCCTCGACCACCCGCCGCATCTGCCAGTCTTCCAGTCGGCCCTCGTTGATGGCTGAGAACGGGACGCTGTTGTCGCCGTGCGTGAAGCACATTTCAGCGGCCATGCGGGCAGCCAGTTCGCGGCTCGACATTTCCAAGCTGACGAACAGGACTCCGTGGCCATTGCGGGCCGCTCCGAGCGCGTAGGAGAGCGCGAAGGTGGTCTTCCCCATGCCGGGACGTGCCGCGCAGATCACAAGCTGCTTGGGCCGCATGGGGCCGAGGATGCGGTCAACCTCGGGAATGCTCCCGCAAGTCACGCCGCTGATGGGCTGTTCGTAGCTCTTGAGCAGGTCGGCGATGGCTTCCGCGCCGCTCACCTGGTTGATGTTGTCGTCCGCCCGCCCATCGAGCGCCGTGTCGGCATGGGCGACGATCTCGTCGATTGTCGCGTCCATGTCCCGGCAGGCATCGACCGCGCTCTGGAGTGCGGCCATCATCTTGCGGCGGGCGGAAAGTTCGAGGATCTGCTCGATCAGCCCATCCAGCGCGAGAAGCCCGAACCCGTCGCCGGTGAGCCTTGCGAGATAGGCAGGGCCACCGACTTCATCGAGCCCGGGGAATCCTTCAACAAACGGCCTGAGCGAGATGGGGCTGGCCGACTTCCCGCGGGAAACCTGCTGCACGATCAGTTCGAAGATCCGCGCGTGGATCGGTTCCGCGAAGTCCTGCGGAGAGAGCTTGTCCGCAGCCTGGTCGACGAGGCTGTTTTCGATCATCAGCGCACCAAGCACGGCGCCCTCCGCCTCGACGTTGGCGAGCAGGAGCGGGGGAAGTTCGTCAGCCATCATTTCGCCGTCTCGAACGCGATGTGGAAACGCTCGTAGGCGTCCTGCTTGAGCATGATCCAGAACGGGTTGTCCTTGAGGTCGGGATATTCCGCCTCGATCCGCAGGAGCGCGGAATGAACATCGAAGGCGAGGCTGGCCCGGTCGATGGGCGGTTTGCGGCTCATCGTACGATCTCCAGCGGGGCACGGAGAGTTTCGTTTTCGCTCCACGGGGCTCTCACGCCCTCCAGAGAGACGGCGTAGTCGAGAATGCCAAGCGCATCGGCCTCGTCGCTGTTCTGGGGCTTCCAGCCATACTGGCGGCACCGCTCGTCGGCGTAGGCTTTCCAGTCCTTCGTCTTGGTCCCGCGCGGCATCTTCCCGACGAAATGGCGCCGCCATGAGGTGATGTTCACCGCCTGCACCCGAAGGCCCATCGCGTGCCCGAACGAGCAGGTGTGGGCCGCCAGACCAGACAGGACGCGCAGGGTGTCGGCGTTGGTGTGGCCGGTGAGGGCCTGCGGATTGATCGGCTCTTCGTAGTAGATGGATTCGAACCGGCTCACAGCCACGCGGAGATCGCGCAGGACATGGTGGAGCTTGACGTAGCAACCGCCGTCCGAGGTGTATTCGGAGCCGAGCTGCACGGAGCCGAAGCGCGGGGCGCTCCAACCGGATTGCCAGATAGCCCAACCTGTCGATCGCTTCGACAGGTCGAGGGAGAGGATTGATGTCACGAGTTACCCCCACGGAGCAGTCTTCATCCTCGGCCCGGCGCTAGGGGGGGCGCACCGGGCTCCGGGGAAGACTGCTCGATCAGTCTTCCTGCCCTGCCTCGTCAGCAGAGGTTTCGTCCGCCGCATCGGCGAGATCGGTTTCGGAGCCATCGCTGAGCGTCACCAGTCCGAGGTGCGGCTTGGGCCGGGCGTAGCCGTCATCGGTCTGCATCATGTCGACCATGTCGGTCGGGTTGATCGCGATGTTGAGTTCCTTGAGCAGGCCGGTGAAGCAGCGCAGGAAGTCGTCGCGCTTGGCCTCTTCCATCTTGTCCAGCTTGAACGCGAGCTTCGCGGCGCCGGGCTGGATGTTGCAATGCTTCTTGATGACCTTGTAGGCGTCGGAGGCGTCCTTCATCGAGGTCGCCGCGTCGCTCACCGCCTTGTTGATGTCGGTGCGGTAGAGGCGCACCGCCTGGGCGAAATCCTTCACCTTGATCTCGCCGGTATCGTCGTCCTTGGGCTTTCGTGCTGCTCGTGACATTCGCTTGGTCCTTCACGCTTGAGAAATTCGGGTGGAGCGGGGATTAAGCCGCCCGGGTCGGGAGAGGATGACCCGGTTCCGATCGGCCAACCGACGCTGTTGACACGCCATCCCCGCTTCTTTCGCCGCCACCCGCGGCGCCGGATTCAAACCGTTTCCGCCTTCTTCGCGCAGGTCCGGGGGTAGGCGCCCACCCGGGGTTCGGAGGGAACAATCATGCGGCGCTCACGGTTTTTCCGGCCCACGGATCAACCTGCTCAAGCACCGCAATCTGCTCTTCGCTTAGTTCGGCGATTGCATCGTGCTTCCATCCAGTCGCACGGAAAATCTGGATCGCAAGCGGTCGCGGGGGAACCCGCTGCCCGCCGCGGATCATGCTCGCATAGGACTGACTGATGCCAGTAGCTTCGCGAATTTCGGAGATAGACGGTATCTGTGACATGCCTGATATGTCACAGATTGTGATTGCGGCGTCAAGTCGTGAAATTCACAGTTTGTGTGTGTCGCGCGCTCGCGATATGGCGCATTGTTTCGACATGGCTGACGCGGACAAGAACGGCGGGCCTAACCATCTTCGGGCGTGGCGCGAATATCGAAAAATCTCTCAGGCGCAGCTCGCCGAGATGGTAGGCACGAACGCAAATATGATCGGTTACTTGGAGTCGGGAGAGCGTAGCCCCTCGCTCAAGTGGCTGCGCAGGCTTGCGGACGCACTCGACACAAATGTCGGAATGCTCGCCCAATTTGATCCGAACGATCTCGATGCCGACATGATCGAAATCTGGGCCACCTCCAGCAATCGCGAGAAGCGGAAAATCCTAGAGATTGCGCGCCTTGTTGTGAGAGAGGAAGGTGAGGAAATGCGCGACGGGACCAAGGGTTAAGGTCTGGCGCAGTCCGAATAGGCGCGAAATTCGGCGATTTCGTACTTCTGCATATTGCCCTCTGAGAGCCATGCCTCGCGCGCCGCTCTAGCAGCCCGACATACCTCGCTGCGATCGAGCGCGGTCTTCTTCACCATCTCATATGATAGCTCCGCCCTTTCCCCGGCGGACGGCCCGCAGGCTGCCAGGAGGCAGGCAAGCGCTAGTGTGACGGCGAGGCGTGCGTTCATGCGGGCAACGTAGAGATTCTGTCATGTCTCGCAAGGCATGTCACAGCATGTGATTTTTCTCCTTGACGAGAGGATCACAGTCTGTGAAATGTTCGGCATGAGCGAGACGGAACACACCCCCATTGCCCCGCGCGGCATGTACCGCGTCCACGGGATCGCCCCGGTCAATGGCTGGTCGCTTTTCCAGAGCGACGAGTATGACGGCGACGGCTTCCACTATCTGAGCTACGCGGCTGCGCGCGGCGGCGATGTTCGCCAGCTTGACACCAGCCGTTTCCGCTTCACGCCTTCACAGGACCGCTTTGCCTGGCTGGTCCGCAACGGTTTCCCGCCGCGTCCGACGCTCGGGCCGTGGGACGACACCGACATCGAAATGCGGCTTGCCGTTGAGACGGTGGCGGCATGAGTGTGTCCCTGACCAGCCAGCAAGCCGCGCTGCTTGCCTACATCACCCGCTACCTCGACGAGCATAGCGGCGTTGCCCCGTCCTTCGACGAAATGAAGGACGCGGTTGGCATCAGCGCGAAGTCAGGCGTCCACCGACTGCTCGGCGCGCTGGAAGAACGCGGCTTGATCCGCCGTCTCCCCAACCGGGCGCGGGCGATCGAGATTGTCGGCGAGCACCTGCGCAAGGTGCCGACCCGGGACATTCTCGCGGAACTGGAGCGGCGCGGCGTCCAGGTCAGGAAGCTCGGCCTGGAGATCATGGTATGAACCGCCTTACCCGCTTCGACGCTGTAATGATCGGCATCATGCTTGGCGCAACATACGTCGCCTTCGTCGCGCAGTTTGTGTGGAGGCCGCTGTGAGGTTCCGCTGGCCCGGCGCGCGGATCGCGGTTCCCGTCATCGTTTCAACCGGCAAGGCGCACACATCCGGCGGACTCCGCCAGCGCGCGACGATTACCGACCGAAGCCGTGACATCATCGACCAGAATTGCGTCCGTGAGGCGCTGCGGGCGCGCTCGCTTCGGCGCCGTGAAGGGCTGGTCTGGGATGCCTATGCTGGATGTGATCGTGCTCCGATGGGGTGGGAGGGGGCTGCTTGAATGGCCTGGCTTTACGTCCCGAACTGCGCGCCATCGCCCTCTGCGCCGGGGTCGGAGGACTTGACCTCGGCCTACGTCTGGCGCTGCCGCACGCTCGCACGGTCTGCTACGTGGAGAGGGAAGCCGCTGCCGCCGCGAGCTTGGTCGCGTCAATGGAAGCGGGGTGGTTTCATCCGGCTCCTGTCTGGTCTGACATGCGAACATTCGACGCTGGAGCGTGGTGTGGATGCGTGGATTTGGTCACTTCTGGCGACCCCTGCCAAGGCAACAGTCTTGCCGGGAAGCGGCTCGGACAGCTTGACGACCGCTGGTTGCTGGACCGCGCTATCGAAATCTTCGATCGCAGCGGGGCTCGTTATTTCTTCCGCGAAAACGTGCCGGGGAACGCTGACGGGCAACTCGCCGTCGCAGTCCCGGCACTGGAGCGATTGGGCTGCCGCGTTGCGTCAGGAATATTCAGCTCGGCGGAAACCGGAAACACCATGCGCCGCGAGCGATTGTTCATCTTGGCCGTCGCCGATGGCCGGGGCGGCGGGCACCGAGACTTACAACGCGGCGGGCAATTCGGATTTCAGCCGCAAGGCGATGGAGCAAGCGGAAGCGCTCTTGAATTGGGCGGCACTGCGAACCAGCGATACGAACGGAGCGGGACTGCACGGGGACGGAGGAATGGATCTCAGAACCCAAGCCTCGACATGGTCAGCACCCAAGGCGACGGATGCGGAGCATGGCGGCCCGAACATGGCATACAGCAGCGGGGACACTCTGCCGCTTCCGTCGCAGGCGGCGCAATGGGAAGCCCCATCGGTAGCGGTAACGGCGGGATCGAGGCTGACCAGGTCGGGCATCCGGGCGGACGAACTGCTTCTGACAGGTCAGACGCTGGAAACGAGCCAATGGGCCGCTCCCTGCGCGCAGAATTACAAGGGCAGCAGCGAGGGCAGCATCGTGCGGCAGGATGGCAAGTCAAGGATGGACCTGCTCCACTATCAGGCGGAACAGGCGTTCGATCCCGGCCACTTCCTCCCGCCATCATCCCCGGACCAACCGACCGCCGCTGGATCGACCTGCTCGACCGCTTCCCCGAATACCAGCCCGCCCTCAGTGCGCAGGAAACTGAATCCCATCTTCGTCGAGGCGTTGATGCGATGGCCAACCGGATTGAGCGGCTTCGCGCGACAGGAAACGGCGTGGACCCGGTGGTGGCTGCTTATGCCTTCCTTCGTCTCGGCGCTCGTCTCGACCTGTGGAGAGACTGAACAGATGGAGCTTTTCGCATGATCGGCCCGCGTCATATCCCTTACGGCGACTGGCTCCAGCAGCGCTACGACGAGATTGCGCGCCTGTCTCTCAACGCCGGGATCACGCTTGCGCAGACGCGCGAGGCCGCGGTGATCCATGCGCGGCTCCAGCGCGCGGTCGGCGATGCCAGAATGGCGGACGTGATCCCCTTTCCGGGGGTGATGCGCGATGCGTGACGGGACGCTCTACGGCGCCCAAGCGGTGCGCTCGGTCGCGGTTGCTGGCGCGCAGGACGTCTCCAAGCCTGAGGCCGGGTTCTTCCGCGTGAAGCTGTCCAGCCGGAGCGTCGCGGTGGGCGTTCGGATCCACTACGGCCCGCCGCTCGATCCGGTGACTGGCGAGGAGCTCGATCGCTCGTGGCGCTGGCAGGCCGACGTGAACGGCGAGCCCTACGGCGACTTTGACCGCGTGTGGCCCGCCTGCGCCGGAGAGCCGATCAGCGAGCAGCGCTACCGCGAATACTGCGAGCGCCAGCGTTGGGCGCGGGAGAACGCGCCGAACAGCTCCCATGCCGAGCCGGGCCGCCCGCACGATCCGCTTTCCACCGACACCCTGCTTCCATTCTGAGGAGAGAACCTGCCATGTTCAAATTCGAGATCGCTGAGATGATCGAGGGCGGAAAGCACTTGATCCCGCCCTACATGTGGGCCGGCATCGAGCGCTACATGGTCCATCGGATCCAGCCCGGTCACTTCCTGACCGCCCTCTTCTCGAACGACCTCATGGAGGCGTTCGCGCGGGCTGACGACGAGAACGGCGCCAACATGCGCCGCTACGCCCAGTTCCTCTACAACTACGCGCCTCGCGGCTCCTACGGGTCGCCTGCGGCTGTGCGCGAATGGCTCAACCCCACCGAAGCGCAGGAGGCTGCATAATGGCTACCAATCCGATTTTCGACGACGTCCCCGCCTGGCCCGAGCAGCGCTCGCAGGCCGCACCACCACCTGCCGGCCACAACCGCCCGCCGCTCGACGAGCTGATCCCGCAGGAGTTCCGCGAGGCCCTGCTGAGCGACCGGCCCGACTTCGACGTCAAGATGCGCGACCTGGTCGATGCAGCCAACCGCGCCAAGGCGGACGACGACGAAACCCTTGGTCGGTGCGGCGACCTCGTGAAGTCCTACCGGGCGATCATCGCGCACGTCGAGGCGACGCACAAGGCGGTCAAAGCTCCCTACCTCGAAGGCGGGCGGCTCGTGGACGCTGAGCGCAAGGCGATGCTGGAGCCTGTCGAGCGGGCCAAGGCCAAGGTCGAAGCAATCGGCAACGCCTATGTCGCCAAGCGCGAGGCTGAGGCAAAGGCAGAGCGGGAACGGATCCTCGCTGAGCAGCGCGCCGCTGCCGAAGCCGCTGCCCGGGCCGAACGCGAGCGGATCGAGGCCGAGCAGGCCGCCGCCCGCGCCGCTGCCGAGGCAGAAAGCGAGGAAGAGCGCAAGGCTGCTGCCTCTGCCGCTGCCGAAGCTGCGCGCCGTGCGGAGGAAGCCCAGGCCGCCGCTGCGCTGGCGCCCGCAGCGCCTGCCGAGCGCACCCTGATCCACTCCGACGCGGGCGCCACGGTCGGCGGCAAGCAGGAATGGATGAGTGCGGTGGATGACCACGCGAAGGCGTTCAAGATGGTCAAGAACGACGCGAAGGTCCGCGAGGCCATCGAAGCCGCCGTTCAGCGCCTCGCGAAGCAGACCAAGGGCCAGATCGAAATTCCCGGCGCGAGGGTCTGGCCTGTGTCGAAGGCCAATTTCCGCTGATCCCTGCCACGAAAGGACAAGACCCATGGCCCAATTCATCAAGTGCCGGTTCGGCCCGCTCGATGCCCGTCGCTACACCTATCTGAACGCCGGCGATCCCGTCGCGATCGGCGACATGGTCAAGGTTCCGGACACCCGCACCGATGGCTGGAAGCGCGTCGAGGTGACGGACATCGACGTCGAGGAACCCACGCAGTTCCTCTGCAAAAGCATTCTCGGGAAGGTGACCGGCGAGGACGTGGATGCCGCGATCATGGCCCACCAGCACGACGCCGGCGCTGGCCAGTAAGTCGGGGTGACGTGATGGATATTCCTGCGCCCTCAGTGATCGCTCGATTTGAGAGGATGGTTTCGCCGGAGCCGAACAGCGGATGCTGGTTGTGGCTTGGAGCCTGCGCGCCGACCGGGAGGGGAAACTTCACCTATGGTCTGCGGCCAAATCGGATTCTGGTGAACGCTCCGCGCTTCGCCTTCACGATCTGGCGCGGTTCGATCCCGGATGGGCTCCAGGTTCTCCATCGGTGTGACGTGCCAAACTGCGTCAATCCCGATCACCTGTTCCTCGGAACAGCGGCCGACAATATCCACGACATGATCCGCAAGGGGCGAAACCGCTACGTTGGCCGCCCCCTGGAAAACGCACTGAAAACTCACTGTCGGCACGGCCACCCGCTTTCCGGCAGCAATCTTCGGATCCGCGCTGATGGAGCAAGGATCTGCAAAGCGTGTCGCGCCCGCTTGGCGCGCAACTGGAGAAAAACGCAATGAATGCCCCCGCAAATGTGCCCGCCCCCCAGCGCCAACTGGCGCCGATCGAGGTGCTCAAGAACACCGTCGCCCGCAAGTCGGACGACTTCAAGATGGTGCTGCCCAGCCACATCAGCGTCGACAAGTTTCAGCGCACCATTGCCACGGCGGCGCTCTCGAACCCCAAATTGCTGGAATGCGACCGTCAGAGTTTGCTCATCGCCTCAATGAAACTTGCGCAGGACGGCCTGCTTCCGGATGGCCGCGAGGCGGCGCTTGTGCCGTTCTCGACCCGCGTGAAGCAGGCGGACGGGCAGTGGGTTTCGGTCTGGCAGGTGCAGGCAATGCCGATGGCATACGGCCTGCGCAAGAAGGTGCTCCAGTCGGGCGAGGTCATCAGCCTCCAGGTCGGCGTGGTTTACGCGGCGGAGGTCGCCAGCGGCAACTTCCTCTACGAGATTGGGATCGAGCCGCCGATCCGGCACCGGCCTAAGCTGGACATGACCGAAGCGGAAATGGCCGATGACCAGATGGTCGCCGCCTATTCCATCGCCCGCATCAAGAGCGATGTCGGCGAACCCTACTGGTCTGTCGAAGTGATGCGCCGGGCTGAGGTGCTCAAGGTCCGCCAGATGAGCCAGACCGGGGCGCTGGGCAAGACCGACCGCCAAGGCAAGCCGATCGCCCCCAAGGGACCGTGGGTCGATTGGGAACCTGAAATGTGGAAGAAGACCGTCCTGCGGCGCCACACCAAGGTTCTGCCGATGTCGGGCGATATTCTCGACTTTCTGGAGCGCGACAACGCGGAAGAGGCCCGTGCTGCCGGTGCTGCTCGGCTTCTGGAAACCGAGACGCTCCCGCCCAAAGCCCTTCCTTCCGCCGACGATCTGGCCAGCGACGAAGGTCACGACCCCGAAACTGGCGAAGTGTTCGAGCAGGACGCCGCCGGCCGCACTGTCGAGGACGAGGAAACCGCCCGCGCGCTGGACGCCAATGACGGCACCCTTTCCGCCGACAACCCCACGGCGGCGGAAGGGCCGGCGGATGAGGATCGCGGCGAGGCGCATGTCGAGCACGACGACAAGCCCGCGTGGTTCGACCATGTCGCGAAGATCCGCGCCGGGCTCGCGGCGGCCAAGACCAAGACCTACGTCGCCGAAATCAACGCCGAATACGAGAAGAGCCGCGCTGCGCTGCCCGATGATGTCGTGGCGGAACTGGACGGCCTGGTCACGGCGGCGCGCAAGCGCGTCCAGAACGCGGAGGTCTGAGCCATGAGC